AAGATACACTGACTGCAATGACCTATTCAAAGTCAAGGAATCTATCTGCATTCTTATCCAAAGTATCTGCATCAGCAGAATTCGTTACAGGTACACCGATTGACCAGCTTGAAAAAAGGCTGGCACTTTTGAAATATTGATTGGAGGAATTGATTATGGCTATGACAATTCAGGAACTGAGAGAAAAGAGAAAGAAGGCTTGGGACACTGCCCGTGATTTTCTTGATAGCAAGCGAAATGCAAACGGCGTGCTCAGCGAGGAAGATTCCAAAACATACGATGCAATGGAAAAGACCATTGTTGATCTCGGAAAAGAAATTCAGCGTCTGGAAAGACAGGCTGAAATTGAGGCAGAAATGAACAAAGCAACTTCCACTCCTGTTCTCGGCAAACCTGCAACTCCGAATGTAACGGAAAAGACAGGTACAGCGAGCGACAATTACAAAACGGCTTTCTGGAACAGTATCAGAAATCGCAACTGGATCGATGTCCACGATGATTTGCAAATTGGTACAGATGCAGAGGGCGGTTATCTTGTGCCAGATGAGTTTGAACGAAAACTGGTGGAAGCGTTGGAGGAAGAGAGCATTTTCCGTCAGATGGCAACCGTTATCAAAACTTCCAACGGCGACCGCAAGATTCCGATTGTGACTTCCAAGGGTGAGGCTGTCTGGATGGACGAGGAACAGCAGTATTCTCTCTCTGATGATACGTTCGGACAGGCATCGCTTTCCGCATATAAGCTTGGAACAGCGATCAAGATCTCCGAAGAACTCCTTAACGATTCTGTATTTGATTTGCCGTCATACATTGCAAAGGAGTTTGCAAGAAGAATCGGTTCTAAGGAAGAAGAAGCATTCTTTGTTGGTGACGGCAAGGGAAAACCGACCGGCATTTTCAACGCAACAGGCGGTGCAGAAGACGGCACTTCCACCACAGGTACAAGCATTACATTTGATGATGTCATGGAACTCTTCTATTCTCTGAGAAGTCCGTATCGTAAAAAGGCAGTGTGGGTGCTCAATGATTCCACAGTGAAGGCACTTCGCAAGTTAAAGGACAACACAGGTAACTATATCTGGAATCCGTCTGTGCAGGCAGGTGTACCGGATACCATTCTCAATCGCCCTTACAAGACATCCAGCTATGTGCCGGAAATCAAGGCTGGCAACAAGTGCATGGCATTCGGCGACTTTAGTTATTATTGGGTGGCTGACAGACAGGGACGTTCCTTCAAGAGACTGAATGAACTCTTTGCTATGACAGGTCAGGTTGGTTTTCTTGCTTCGCAGCGTTTGGATGGCAAGTTGATTCTTCCGGAAGCGATCAAGACACTTACCATCAAGAAAGCGTAATCAGAGAAAGGGGTTGGAGTGGGTGGTAACTTTACAGGAAGTCAAGCAATATCTGCGGATTGATTTTGAAGATGATGATACATTGCTTCTCTCCCTTATTTCAACTGCAAAACAGCTGGTAATGGATGTAGGAAGAATGGATGAGGAACGCTTTTCAGAAAACGAAGATGTGGTACGGACAGCGATGCTTTACACGGTTTCTTATCTCTATGAAAACCGCAATACTGCAGACTTTTCCAAGCTGACGTTAACGCTTCGTGCCATGCTGTTTGCACAGAGAGAGGGTGTGATGTAATGGAAATCGGAACTTTGAATCAGCGAATCACCTTTCTGGAGAATCGTGTTGCTACCGATGAAATCGGCA